TTGTCGCTCTGTACATTTTCTGTAAATCCCAAAGCAATAACTTCACTGTATTTAATTTTTTCTTGTTCCATTTTATTAAGTTTTATCTGTTATCTCGCACTACTGTTATACTCACCGTTATCCTAAACGTTCTTTAATTCGCTCTAAGATCAACTCTCTATCTATTGCAGTAGGTTGGTAATCATTGTACAATTCGACTGGCAAATTTTCGAAACATTCGGAAAAGTTCGTCACGTTAAAACCGCGTTTGATACATTCGGCGTAAATACTTGCATATCTCAAATGGAGGTATTTTAATTTGTCATAGAAAAATTTAACGTGTCCCGTTCCGAGTTTAAACTGTTCGGGCATACCGTCGAGACTGTAACGGCCTTTTTTTATTTGGTTCGGAATGCGTTTAATTTCTCTATGTTCCGCAATCAAATGTTTATTATGCAATTCGGCGGGTTTTACTCCAACGTTGATTCTTGTCATTGTTTTAGTTTTTCACAATCCGCAACGGAATTGAAGGTGGCACAATTAGTTTTTTCGTTGTTGTCGATATTAATCGACTCAAAAAGTCGATAAATTATCCGGTCTAAAATTTCTGTTTTCATGTTTCAAAGATAAAATATATTTATAAACTAGCAATAAAAAAAGACAAAAAAAAGCGATATTTTTTTTAATACCGCTAATTTTCAGTTAGTTAGAAAGGCAAATCGTCGTCCTCGTCAACCTCAACCGATACCGGACCACTTGAAACGCTCCCGGCTCCCGTTTGTAAATTACCTAAAATCGGTTCGTTTTTCTTGTCCTCGTCCGTCATTGCCTCGCGTACTTCCAACGGCAACGATTGTTTTATAATATGGTCCGCCCATTCTTTCGGCTCGCGCATTTCAAACGCTACCATGTTTAAATACACATTTCCGTTCTTTTGGTTTTGCTCCAGGTGGTTAACTTCCAACGGAATGAAAATTCCTTTGACTTCTCCGCTTTTTCCTTTTCGGCTTGTTATTACGTGTTTTAATTCGCTCAAATTAATTCCTAATTTTATCATTTCGATCTATTTTTTAAGGTTTAAAAATTCTAGTGTTGATTCTGGGTCCTCGACGTACTTATCCAATATTGCGGAACACAAACGCGACTTGGTTAAAAGCGGTTTGAATTTACTCAATTTTTCAACGTCCACAATTTCGTTTCCCTTTTCGAGTGCTTTTTTGAGTTTGCCCTCCGTTTCATTTTTAAGCGTGACCGCTATCATTTTTGGCATATTACAAATTTAATTTTAAACAAATTTAAAACTTTTTTATAAACAAACAAAAATTTATTTATATATTTGTTTCGTGAATCAAAAATTAAACAAATGAAAACACATTGGAAAAAGTTAAACAATCCCGATTATATTGGGGCTTATGAATTAATGACCGGAGACGGTCCGATTGAATTAGACGTAACAATCAAAACCGTATCGAACGAAATTGTAACGGGACCAAACAACCGAAAAGACGAATGTATTGTCGCTAAATTAAAAGGTCACAAACCGTTTATTTTGAACGCTACGAACGCAAAGACAATCGAAAAACTAGCGGATTCGCCATTTATTGAAGATTGGAACGGTTTGAGAATTACTTTGTACGTCGCAAAAGTTCGCGCATTTGGTGAAACGGTTGACGCGTTACGGGTCAAAGACTCACTTCCAAAACTTCCGGAATTTACTCCGGACCATGCAAAATGGGAGGCCGCAAAGAACGCAATTAAAAACGGATCAACGGACGTTGAGTCGATTCGTAAATCTTACACACTAACCAAAGCAAACGAAAAACTTTTATTATCATGAAAAACTCGAAACAAATATCTGAAAGATTTAAAATTCGAGCAAGTGCGGCCGGTCAATTAATGACAAACGGCCGTGCGTCTGGCTCAATGGGTGAAACGTGCAAAACGTATTTAAAAAACTGGATTTTGGAGCAACCCGAATTGTTGGGTGTTCGTGTCAATGATTTTTCAAACAAATACACCGAAAAAGGTAATTTTGTAGAGGCCGACGCGCTTAATTATTTATCTGAACACGTTTATTCGGACGCGTTTTTGGTTCCAAATACTCGGAATTTTTCAAATGACTTTATGACCGGGACGCCCGACATAATACAACCGGACCACATAGCCGACAATAAAGCGAGTTGGAGCGCGTCAACTTTTCCGTTTTTTGAGGAAAAACTAAAAACAAAGGATTATTTTTGGCAAGGACAAGTCTATATGAATTTGGTTGGACGTGAGAAACATATCGTTTATTATGTTTTAATGTCAACTCCGGACCATTTGATCGAACGCGAGGCGCAAAACAGAGCGCGAAAACTTGGATTTCCAGACGTTACGGACGAACTTTGGAACGATACCAGGAAACAATTGACGTTTGAACATTTAGGCCCGGAAATGAGAATCAAACCGTTTGAGTTTGAATTTGACGCGGAGAAAATCGAAGAACTAAACGAGCGCGTAATTGCGTCGCGTGGTTTTATTTACGATATTTTGCGGAATTTGTAAGGATTAAAAAAAGTTCACTAATTGGTGAACATAAAAGTTTTTATATTCTTTCACGTATAACGCTGTGTGTATGAGCCGTTTTTAAATGGCTTATACATAGTGTTATATGTTTTTATTTTTGAGCGTTGGAAAATATTTTTAAACTTTCTTTGTATATCTATTGTATATATAAATAATATATGTATATTTGTAGAGAACATTAAAACAAAGAGATATGACAACTTTAGAAAAATTAAATCCAGTAATAGAATTAACTAGTAAAATGCTTTTAGCAGGTACTTTAAAAAAGAATGTAACAAGACACTTAGTTAACAAAGGTTTTCCAGAAGGTGCTGCTAAAAATATTACAGAAATGGCATCAATTAGAGCTGAAGAATTTACAAAAGGTGCTATAAAATAGCATCTTATAAAATAAGATATAAATATGAAAGGCGAATATTATTTACTACTTACAAATTTAAACGTAGTTGAAGAAAATAGTGATTTGTACAGTTGGCAATTAGAAAGAAATAACATAATAGAAGCTGTATGTGATGGGAATCAAATGTTTGTTTCAAAAAGCATGAATGGCACATTCTCACAATTTACTGAATTTCATCAAGACTTAATTAAAGCATATATAAAACACAATAGACCTGAAATTAAAAAACTATGACAAAAGAAATGAAAATAATGATGGAGATACAGGGTTTAGTAATGAATTACTATAATTATACTACAAAAACACACTTTTCAAATGAAGAAGATGAGTTATCATTTACTTTAGACTATTTAAAAGAAATCAATCTTATTATTAACGAAAAATTAATAAATGAAATAACTAGACGTATTGAGTTAAGATGTTTTGACCCTGCTTATGATAGCGTTTTAAGAGAGATAAGACAATTAATAGCTAAACAATATTAAAAAAATATGAAACCGAAAGCAAAAGCAGTACAGTTAATTAATTTGTTTGAAAAAATAAATTTAAATTTTAATGATTCATGTGAATCGGCATTAATACTTGTTAATGAAATGGCTAAAGAAGTTTACGACAGCGATGCAAGTGTACATATATATAACTACTGGCTTGATGTTAGGTGTGAATTAAACACAATATTGTTAGGCGAGAGTGATAGGGAGTTGTATTGTGAAGATGAATTACATAAATATCACTTTGAACTAGATACAGGAGAGATATTATGTTGCAAGTGTGAATTACCAAAAAGAATTTAATAAACTCAAAAATGCCATTAATAAAAGGTTATTGGCAAAAATAAGTGAACTATGAAAAAGAAACTAATTGAGATACCCGAAGAACTATTTAAACAAATAGAAGCATCCGCTAAAAAGAATGTAAGGAGCGTAAACAAAGAGATTGTATTCTTGTTGCAATCTGCTACGGGTAACAAGTAATTGCATATAACACCCGACTAAAACGGCGTTCCAATGCGTTTTAGTTATATGTTATCGTATATCGGAATATGGAAATTAGGGGATCGTACCAGTGCGACAAGGAATAAAACCGCCTTGTCTTAGGCGAAAGGTTAATAGTCCAGCAACGAACTCCCTTTTTTATTTACGCCTCCTAAATAGA